ACCATACGTGCGTAAACAAGCCAACAGACTTAATTGGATAGTCAAAGGTAAACTTATTGATATAAGTTGGTCTGATGAAGATGTTGAAAAAACTTACCATTCATATTTTAAACGCCTGTGGGGCAACAACGAAATATATCTTCACGAAGAAGGATTTGCTGAAGCATATGCAGAACGCGAAGAACAACTTTACCAAGATGATATAAACACCATTGCTGTTTTAGGCGGTCATTACGATTAAGGTTGACATTTACTAGAATTTAGTGTACACTATAAAGAACACTGGAGACTTAGATGATTAAACCTAAATTATTAGTTATTGGCCACGGCCGACATGGTAAAGATACTGTGTGTGAAATGCTGCGTGATCATTATAGATACACATTTGAAAGCAGCTCAAAATTTTGTAGCTTACAATTTATATACAACGACCTAAAGGACAAGTATGGATATGCTAATGAGGAAGAGTGTTATGCTGACAGGCATAATCACAGAGCAGAATGGTATAATGCTATCTGTGATTATAATGTACCTGATGCAGCGACTCTAGGTAGAGAGATGTTCGAAGCTTACGATATATATTGTGGGCTACGCAACAAGCGTGAATTCTTTGCAATGCAAAACACTGGTGTATTTGATTATTGTATTTGGGTTGATCGCAGTATGCATCTAGAAGCAGAAGCATCTGATTCGATGAGCTTAGAACAATGGATGTCTGACTTTACAATTGACAACAACGGCACATTAGAAGATTTAAAGTTTAATTTAGATCAGTTAATGACTTATTTAGAAGTCCGGAATTAAGTCGCCTTGCTTCCACTTAACACCTTCTTTTTGAAGAGTGCGCTGACAGTTAGCACAGATAGTTTTTAAATTATTTGGTCGACAGTTTTCTAAGACACCATCTATATGAAATACATTAAACTGTTCTTCGTGCTTTGAATTAAATCCGCACTTTTCGCATCCTTTCTTTTTAATATATCCTGCTTGTTTCCACTTTGGAATGCCGTGACCTATGCCACTACGTAAACAAGTTTCGCAGAGCTTCCGATAGTAGGTTCTGTGTCCTTTTTTGTAATTTATAGCTGCTGGACGGTGTCCGCACTTGCATAATGGCCTCATATTGTATTTAGCTCACCTTTTCGGTCCCTTTTTATAGGGTGTTTGCACTATCCTTTTACTAGATAATGGTAAATACATGTAACAGAATACCCAATCCACAGGAGACGAAAATGGCATTAGTATCACCAGGTGTACAAGTTAGCGTAGTAGACGAAAGTTTTTATACTCCCGCTGAACCAGGCACAACCCCAGTAATCTTTGTTACATCAGCAGAGAATAAACTAAATGCTTCAGGCTCAGGCACTGCGGTAGGAACATTAACAGCAAACGCTGGTAAACCGTACCTACTAACATCGCAACGCGACCTAGCTGAAACATTTGGAGACCCAACATTTCAAACAGACGCAAGTAGTAACGCAATTCATGGTTCAGAACTTAATGAATATGGTTTGCAAGCTGCTTATTCGTATTTAGGTGTAAGTAACCGAGCTTGGGTTGTAAGAGCAGATATTGACTTAGGTCAATTAACAGCTCGTACAACAGTTCCAACTGCTAACCCAGATGCAGGCACATATTGGCTAGACACAGCTTCAAGTGTATACGGTATGCAAATTTGGAACAATTCATCAGTTGCATCTACAGGACAAACTTTTGCTAACAAAGTTCCGCTAGTACTTACAGCGCAAACACAGGTAGCAGACTATGAAAATCAAAACTATACTCCACTTGCTTCAATTGGCACAGTAGGCGACTATGCAGTTGTATCAGTAACTAACTTAAACACTATGTGGTACAGAGCATCAACTGGTTGGGTAGAGCTAGGCTCAGCTGCGTGGAAAGGATCTATTCCAACTATACTAGGTGCAAAGACAGGCACACTATTTGGTGAAGATTCAGGAGCAGCAGCAGCAGACACATTTACAATAAACAGTACAGTAGTTACAGTTACTCCAGGCGATTCTATTGCAGCAGTTAAAGATGCTATCAATGGCTTTTCGTTAACTGGTATAACAGCTAAAGTAGTAAATGGCGAACTAGCAATTTACAACGATGGTTCAAACACTGCTACTGTAAAAATTCTAGTTGGCTCAGGCAACGGAGAAGCACTTACGTTCTTAGGACTAACAGGCGGTACGTTTAACATACCAGCTTTACAAATTAGTAAGCATACAGAAATTCCAGATACATTTAAAACTACAGCAGGCGGCTATAATGGACGTCCTACAGGTAGTGTATGGCTCAAAACAACTACACCTAACTTAGGCGCACGTTGGAGAGTTAAAACTTGGAATACTAGTACAAAATTATGGGACTCAGTTGAAGCTCCAATTTACGACACGGCTGAAATTGCTTTATTGAACTTAGATAAAGTAGGCGGTGGTAGCAACTTAGTAATTGGTAATTTGCATGTACAGAGCAATGTTGCCCAAGACGCAAGTCCAAAAGGCACTTTTAAAATATTTAAAAGAGCAGCAGTAGGTAGTACAGTTATTACTTCTAACCCAGTGACACTTGCAAGTTTTGTTAATGGCGGAGCTTATGAATTTAATATTCAAGCAACATCACCAGGCAGTAGCGACTTCAGTACAATGGCATTAGTTACTTGGACAGGATCAACAACAGCTAGAGCAACAGCAGTAGATATAGCAGCACAAATTACAAGTGCAGCTATTCCTTATGTAAGTGCAGACGTTGATGCAGCAGACCAAATTGTTCTTACACATTCTAAGGGCGGCGAAATTAGACTTACTGACTCAGCAGGTAGTGCATCTTCAGTACTAACTGGCTTAGGCATTACTCCTTATAACGCTACAACAAAAACAGGAACACGCTTTGTAAGTGACGAACCTGGTGTTGATAACGGCGCTGGTAATCCAATACAATACAGAGTAAGTAATTGGGAAGCACTGAAGTATACAGCAAGTAGTGCAGCACCAACAAATACAGCAGCAGCAGGAACATTATGGTACAATTCAATTGTTGATGAAGCTGACATTATGATCAACAATGGTAGTACTTGGGTAGGTTATCAAGATTCTACTAGTCCAGTGTATTCAGCAATGAACGGCACAGATGCAAACGGACCAATTGTTAGCGCAAGTCAACCGCTTGTACAATCAGATGGTTCTAGTATAGTATTAGGTGACTTATGGATTGACACATCAGACGTTGAAAACTATCCAGTAATTTATCGTTACACAGGATCATTAGTTGATACTTGGGTACTAATTGATAGCAGTGACCAAACAACTGAAAATGGTATTGTGTTTGGCGATGCACGTTACGGAGCAACAGGCGCAGCTGGTAATACAGCAGCAACTATTAAAGCTTTACTAACAAGCAACTATTTAGACCCAGATGCACCAGACCCAGCACTATATCCAAAAGGCGCATTGCTTTTTAACACTCGCAGAAGTGGATTTAATGTAAAACGTTATGAAGTGAACTATATTGACACAGCAGCAGTAAATGGTCGCTTTGGTGATCAATCTATGTCAGCTTATGCAAAAGATCGTTGGGTTACTGAATCAGGAAACCAAGAAGACGGCTCAGGCACATTTGGACGTCATGCACAGCGCAAAGTTGTTGTACAAAAACTACAAGCTATTGTTAATAACAACGATGAGATTCGTAACGAAGATTCACGTAGATTTAACTTAATTGCTTGCCCAGGTTATCCAGAACTAATTGGCGAACTAGTAACACTAAACAACGACAGAGGCTTAACAGCATTTGTTATTGGTGATTCACCAGCAAGATTAACTCCAGATGCTACTTCACTAAATGAATGGGCAACAAACGCCCGTACAGTAGTTGAAGATAACGATGACGGATTAGTTACAAGTGACGAGTACTTAGGTGTGTTTTATCCATGGGGCTTTACAAGTGATAACTTTGGTAACAATGTTGTTGTTCCACCAAGTCACATGATGCTACGTACAGTTGCACTAAGTGACCAAGTTAGCTATCCATGGTTTGCACCAGCAGGTACAAGACGTGGCGGAGTAAGTAACGCAAGTTCAACAGGTTATATTAATAGCGAAGGTGAATTTGTAAGTACTTCACTAAACGAAGGACAGCGTGATACATTGTATGCAAATAGTGTTAATCCAATTACGTTTATTACAGGTTCAGGACTTGTTAACTTTGGCCAAAAGACTCGTGCTAGAGGCGCAAGTTCATTAGACAGAATTAACGTTGCAAGACTTGTGGTATATTTACGCAGTCAACTTAGCTCACTTGCTAAACCTTATATCTTTGAACCTAATGATAAGATCACTAGAGACGAGATAAAGCAGCAGGTTGAAAGTTTGCTGTTAGAGCTTGTAGGACAAAGAGCACTTTATGACTTCTTAGTTGTATGTGACGAGTCAAACAATACGCCAAGCAGAATCGATCGTAATGAACTTTACGTAGATATTGCAATTGAACCTGTTAAATCAATCGAGTTTATCTACATTCCATTGCGTTTGAAAAACACTGGCGAGATAGCTGGGACAGCAGGATGATAAATACAACTACATTAGGAGCAAAATAAATGGCAATTTCATCATTAAGTAAAATTACAGTGCCACTTGCTAGCGGAGATTCTGCTAGCTCACAAGGCTTGTTAATGCCAAAGCTTCAGTACCGCTTTAGAGTGTCACTGGAAAACTTTGGTGTTAGTACACCGACTACAGAATTAACAAAACAAGTTGTAGATGTAACTCGTCCAACTGTTGCTTTTGAACCGATGGAAATCCATGCGTACAACTCAAAAGCATACTTAGCAGGCAAGCACACTTGGTCACCAATCACGTTAAACTTACGTGAAGACGTGAACAATGCTGTTCAAAAGCTAGTAGGCGAGCAGTTACAGAAGCAGTTTGATTTTATGGAACAGTCAAGTGCAGTTTCAGGACAAGATTATAAGTTTGTTACACGTATCGAAATACTCGACGGCGGTAATGGCGTATATACTCCAAACGTACTTGAAACTTTTGAACTATACGGTTGCTTTATTACTAACGCAAACTATAATTCTTTAGCTTATTCCAATAACGAACCTGTTACAGTAACACTTGAAATCCAATACGACAACGCAGTGCAAACTGACGCTGAAGGCGGAATTGGCGTAAGTGTTCCACGTACAAACGGCTCGTTAATAACTGGCGGCGGAGCATAATAAAAAAACCTCTTTATTGAGTAAAAGGAGCTTCGGCTCCTTTTTTATTATCTAAGCAGTTAATACGAATAGATAAATACTAGTATGAATAACTCGTACTCTGATAACTTAGCATCGACACAAGGACCTAAAGGAAACTTAGGGGACTATTCGCATGCATCTAAATTATTTGTTAATAATAATTTAAAGTTTGCACCTAAATCAAAATTCCTTTACCATTGTTTCTTCGGCTTAGACCCAAGTGTTGGCAACGTCATAAGTGCGTTAACACAAAAGTACGGAGTCGAAATTGGATTATTAGTAAAAAGTGCAGACTTGCCTAAATATCAAGCAACTGTAGAAACTAAGAATCAATATAATAGAAAAAAGAATATGCAAACTGGCATAACTTACCAACCAATTACTATTACATTTCATGATGATAATCACGGTGTTACTAGTGCATTGTTAGAAGCTTATTATAGATTCTATTATGCAGATGCATGGCACGGAGATAATCCCGGAGCATATAGTAAAACTAATAATGGTGATAATACATATAAGAACAGGGCCCGTCATCAATACAGATACGGTTTAGATAATAATAATACTGTTCCTTTTTTTAGAAGTTTGCAAATAACACAATTAGCAAGAGGCCAATATACAACATATTCATTAGTAAATCCTATTATTACTAATTGGGAACATGACTCTGTTGACAGTGAAGGCAATTCACATATGCAGAATACTATTACTATACAGTACGAAGCAGTGCATTATACTAGAGGTAATGTGCAAGCAGGAGCAGACGGTGAGCCTACTGGGTTTGGATTAGTACATTATGACTTACAGCCAAGTCCGTTAGCGCCAGCAAGTGCTACTACTTTATTAAATAGAAATATTGATCTTTTACCTAAGTCTAATAATATATTAACAACACTTGAAAATAACAGTACACTAACATACCCAACAACTTCAAAAAATAATAGCTTTACAATAGGTAACTTATCTAATAACAATTCAATAGGTGGCCTGAGAAATATAGTTATTCCTAAATCGCAAGGTAGAGGCGGGGACCAATCTGTAGTGCCTTCAACAGAATCTAAGTTATTAACAAGTGTTGCAGCTTCTTCAACTACAACGTTTGTAACAGATTTAAACGAGAATAAAGCAAAATTAGATGCATTAGCAAAAGAAGCATATAAGAAAGATTTCTTACAAAATGGCGGCAGTGGTGTTAACGGACTAACAGTAGCATGGGATTCTTTGCCAGCAACTGAACAAGAAGCATATAGAAAACAAATATTAGAAGGTGCATTATGAGTAGTTTACCAATTCCTAATTTGTCAAAAAGAGAAGCAGATATTAGTTTATTCTTTGATAGATATTACACACAACCAATAAATTTTTCTGACAGCGAATTAAATGCTGTAAATTCATTCTTCTTATCAAAGGGGTTTAATGAAACTGCATCAATTGCAATTAGTGTAACTTTAATAAATCAAGCAAAAAATGATGATGTTAAGATCTTTACTTTGTTAGATACTCTTGGATCATACGAACCACTACAGTTAAGTGCAATTGTTGCAGAGATATTAAACTATAATAGAAAGCGTACTAGTGTAGTAGGCTTTAAAAAAGACAAAGACTTTTCAAAATTTGAATCAAGAAATATAATAGGATAATAATATGGGTAGATTTGCGCAAGGTAAATTTACAGTAAAAAATCCTGCAAAATATATTGGTAATAAAATGCCAACTTATAGAAGTAGTTGGGAATTTACTTTCATGAAGTTTTGTGACGAACATACAAGTGTTAGTCAGTGGGCAAGTGAGGCTGTACAAATTCCGTACAGAAATCCAATAACAGGTAAACATACAATATATGTTCCCGACTTTTTTATTGCTTATGGTGATAAAGACGGAAAACAACGAGTAGAGTTAATTGAAGTAAAACCACTTAATCAAACAGTTAAAGAAAAAGTAGGTAAAAATCAACACAATCAAGTTCACTGGGTTATAAATCAAGCTAAGTGGCAAGCTGCCAGGGCTTGGTGCAAACAAAAAGGTATTTTCTTTCGTATAGTTACTGAAGGAGATCTTTTCCATAATGGCCGGCGCCGTTAATGGCAGTACTTATTAAAGATTACAATAGTGTCTTTATACATATTCCTAAAACAGGCGGTAGCAGTATACAGAGATGGTTACTAGACAATACAGATAGTTATATAACAACATCTACAAAGCATCAACCTTTATCTGATATTGAATTAAAGTACGGAAAATTTGACTTTAGTTTTGCAGTAGTAAGAAATCCTTGGGATTGGTGTGTTAGTTGGTATTTCTTTAGTCGAGACCGAGCGTTACGTAGAATTAAACATCCTAAAAATAAAGGCAAGTTTAGTTTAGAATATAATCAGCAGGCATTAAATAATTTTGAAAAAGGGTTTGAGTACTTTATAGAAACTACAATGTTAAAGGATCAATACCATAGGACAGTGGGTATTGATTATATTATAAAGTTAGAAAATATTGACGAAGAAATAAAAGTGATAGCTAAAAAATTTAATATTAATAAAGAATTACCAGTCATAAACGCATCGAGTAGAACACACGGTTATAGAGATTATTATAATGATAACACTAGGCAAATAGTACAAACTAAATTTGAAAAAGATATTAATATATTTGGATATAATTTTAGCTAAATAATACTAGCATATAATGGATCCACAACAATGACAAAGAAACTTGAAGAACTTTTAAATTTGCCAGAGTCTAAAGAGATTATTCAGCAAGCTGAAATATTAGAAGAAGAGCAAGCTAATCATGATTTAGAGAATCAACAAGAGACCTTGCGAGATATTGCAGAGTTTGATAAGATTGCAAGTGCATTGCCAGCAGTTAAAGGACTTGGGCAAAAAGCCGACGATGAACTTGAAGATATTGCAAAGCGAGCTCTTACTGCATATGACGACTTAATGGACTTAGGCATGAATGTAGAACAACGGTTTGCAAGTAGAGTTTTTGAAGTTGCAGGCGGTATGTTAAAAACAAGTTTAGATGCCAAAGTTGCAAAGATGGATAAGAAGTTAAAAATGATTGACTTGCAACTTAAAAAAGAAAAAATGGACAAAGATAATGCACCTAGGGGTGACGGTGAAGTTATTAACGGAGAAGGCTATGTTGTTACTGATAGAAACAGCCTACTACAGCGACTTAAAGGCCTTGATAAAGATAAATAACATATAATGGGAAATACTATAATGCGAAAATTTAGCGAAATACTAATCGAATCAAAAAAAACTTACAATTTTATTATTAGAATTGCAGGTGACATGCCTGAAGGCTGTGCAGACACAATGAAGACTAGTTTAGAAAAGTTTGACCTTGTTAGTTTTACTGGCCCAAAAAGAACACCAATACAAGAAACACCAATGGATTTCCCACAGTTGCAAAATATGGAAGTACATACTTTTGAAGCAGAAGTAAGTTATCCAACAGTTGGACATATATTAGAACGTTATCTTGTTGATTGTTGCGGCGTTGACCACACACATTTAAATGTAAGAGTTCCGGGTGAACCTGTAGAACTAGAACAAAGAGAACAAAAAGAATCAGAAGTTTACGAGCCGTTAATAGGCAAAGAAGATCTAGGTGGCGAAAGCGCACAACAAGAAGTAGGTGGCGCCAGAGTTATGGATTTACTTAAAGAGTTAGAAGTTGCTCGTGCAGAACGAAATATTGAGCCAAGCGGTGATGTTGCTCAAACTGAATCAAAAGATATCAATGATTCTCAAAATAACAAAGCTGTCGTAGGAGGCTAATAAAATGGATATGAAGAAAATTTTAGAAAATATGGATTCAGCTAGTTCAGGTAATAACCCTGCTGCTAAAGCTGAAGTAGGAAGTATGAAAGCAATCTTAGAATCAATTAATGATGTTAAAGAATGCGGCATGACAGAGATGCCTGGCGATATGCCTGGCGCAGCACCAATGGCTGCTGAAACTCCTGTAACGATGAACGTAACATTAAACGCCCAAGGCGCAGATGCAATTGCAGATTTAATTACATTAATGGGCGGACACAAGGCAGCAGAGCCAGCAGCAATGCCAGCAGCAATGCCAGCAGCAATGCCTAGTTCAGATCCACATGCGGATGATATGGATGATATGAGACGTATGATCTCCATATCAGCTGACGACGAGCCAGAAATGGTAGTTGGCGGTGACGACGAGCCAGACTCAAATGAAGAGTTTGCTAACGCTCCAGATGAAAAGTACGCAGATCATAACACAATGACAAAAGATCTTTCCGGCGGGTTAAATCGTCAAAAGAAAAGTTACAAACCAGCAGCTGGTGGCGACAATCCAATGGCTAAGAAAATGCATGGAACTGTTACTAAAGAATCAATTAAAGATACACTTTGGGCAGCACTAAGCGAAAAGAAAACTATCGAGGGCAGAGGACGCGGTAAGAAGAAATTAAAAGCGTCACGCGGTAACGAAGATATTAAGGCAACAGAGGGCTCTAGAGGTAAAAAGAGTCGTGGTAAGAAGTCAAGAGGTTAATTGGGAAGAATATTTCCAACACATTAAACCTGTATGTCCTTGGAGCGGAGCAGCTCTTAAAAAAGGCGAATTAAAAATTACACAATGGTCTGGTGAAATTGAGCCGCTAGGCAACAACCAAGCCATTGTTTATATTTGCCCAAACTATAATCGTAGACGATTAAAAAAATTACACAAAAAAATTGATGACGGTACATATGAATGGTTATGGAGCGAGCCCACTAACGGTCCTAATGCATCTCCTGTACCTGTACTAATACAACAAGATAAACGCAAGTTGTTTGATCTTAGGTTCGATACGGGCTACTACAACGATATAATAGGTTAAATAGTACTATGGCAGCATCACTAGACGGCGTCTTAATTAAAAAGGCCAATAGACAAGAAACATATACCGAAGCACAGATGGCAGATCTTATGTCCTGTATGGACCCTGATCTTGGCTATCTACACTTTGCAAAACACTTTGCTTTTATACAACATCCTGTACAAGGTAAACTTATGTTCGATCCATATGAATATCAGTTACGTCTAATGGATAGTTATCATAGCTATCGTTTTAATATTAATATGATGCCT